GAAATGTTAGCAAATGCTGTTTGTAATGTTGCATATAAAACAAAATCATCAATTATTTCAAACATTAATGAATAATAAGATATTTATATGTAGAGTTTAATTGGTTTGGTCGCCATTAAACGATAAAACTTATAAAACGAAAAGGAGGTGTTCTAAATCTCGACAAAGGGTCTTCGGACCTTTTGTTCGTTTATAGAAGTCCCAAACAAAAAACCCATCCGAAGATGGGTTTATGGTGGAGATGACGGGAGTCGAACCCGTGTCTTTCCTGTTCAACAATAAATGACTACACGTTTATTTAATCGGTTCTCAATTAACAAATAGTAAGTTAATTACGGAAAACTTACAATACCGTTCCTAACCGGATTTTCAAGAGCCGTCAGGTTTGCTCCAACACTCTTCGGGTGGTGTTACACCTTGAAGGCTTCTGTTCCTAGGTTATATGCCAGTCGACCCGATTGTAGTTTCGCCTTAGGCTACCGCTACGTTAGAAGTTGCAAGTAAACCTGCAATTTCCATGTTGTTATAAACGTTGCCGCTTAAATTGCTTCACCGTGGATTTAAGTCATAGATGAATTCTGACTACGTGCCATTTACCCCTGATACCTGAAATCAATACCAAACATCCCCATATTTTAAAGAACTTTTACAAATGTAGATGAAAAAGGGTTAAAAAACAAATTTTAACCCTTAAATAATCTATTAGAAAGAAAAAAATTACTTTTTCTTCGCGGTTGTTTTAGCGGCTGGTTTCTTAGCTGCCGTCTTTTTAACTTTAGCCTTAACCTCTTTAACAACTTCTTTAACTTCTTCAATAGTTTCTTTTACAACTTCAACCTCAGCCTTAACTTCAGTGTTTAATTGCTCTAGTGCTACAGCTTTTTCTGCCTTCGTACTATTACTTAAAAGTTTTTTGATTAATTCGATAATCTTTTTCATAAATTACAAGTTTTATATATAAATATCCGTTATTGTGCTAAAATCAATTAACCCTTAAAGGGAAGTGTTTTTCGTATAATGCCTCAAAAAACAACTTGTTTTTTTCCCATTGTTTATTTACCATACCAATGGATTTATGTGTTACCATTATTTTAGTAGTAACCCCAACTTTAATTCCATCTAAATGGTTGTCAACACAAAATGGTAAATCATAAAAATGGAACCCTGTAAATTCTTCATTAAACTTATGTTTAATTCTATCTTTATGAACCATAATAAATAACCCATCAACAATAACCACTTCTTTTGGTTTGTCACCAAATGATTGTTTTGAGTAGTGATTTACATGTCTTTTACCTTGATGTTCATGACCAACAACACCATACATAGATTCTTTATCCTGCCACCACATTCCACTCATTAAATTATTAGTACCGGCCAATCCTATTATGCCATATTCAGGATTCTCCTCAAATAATCTAATAACTTTTGGTGTGATATTAGGGGTTTCCAAAATAAGATCGTCATGCATAAACACCACAATATCATTTTCGGAATCTTGTAATCCTAAATTATAAATTTTGGGTAATGAATCCACACCGTCATTCTCATAAATTAATATTTGAGTTTTTGGGTGTGAAAACATTTTCTCAACGTGTTTTAAATACGTATCATCTATTTTTCGTGTTGAGATTACAACACTAATTGGTCTATTATATTTCGACATGGGTTGCAATTATTTCACCATAAACTTCTTGTAAATCTATGATTATTGGTTTATTTATTGGTTCGTATTTTGAGTTACAAGTTGATGCATTTACAAATAATGTTTTATCTCCAAGCTCAACACCATAACCTTCGTGGATGTGACCAAATATGTGTACTAAAGGATTTATTTCACCTATTCTACTCATTAAACATTCACACCCCACATTTACATTTGGTTGTCTCCAATTATTAACCAAATCACCGTATCCATTTGGCGGTCCATGTGTTATTAATACATCAGTATCTTCTGAAATCATATTCCACTTTTCTTGTAACTCAACCCCAAATCTTGGTAAGTTAAAGGCCCAATCATAAAAATTTGGTTGCCAAGGACTTCCGTAGATTTTAATTGGTCTTGAAAATTCAGGTGACTCAATAGTCATAAAATTATCTTCCAAATAAGTCACATTGGATTGAGATAGATTTTCAGGAGTCATTAGATTGTTTAACCAATCGTAGTCGCCTTTATGGTGCGGTTGATTAACCCGCTCAAAACAGAAATCGTGATTACCCGAAATAAAAATTTTAGAGTCAAACCCTTCTATGTTTTGAAACCAATGAATAAATTCTGTCACATCTCTTTCTCCACCTCTATTTGATAAATCACCCGCATGTATTAACACATCACCTTGTGGTAATTCGTGGGTCATACCTTTATGTAGGGCATGTGTGTCGGATATACAAACTATTCTCATAATATCAAATATAAGTAAAATTTATTTAAAAGCAAAAAAAAAGTCAGAATAAATCTGACTAATCTTTTTTGGGCCGAACGGTTTTAAAACGTTCCAATTCCACCACTTTGTTTTACTAAACAAAGAAAATAAAACACTGAGAATACATGTCTTAATAATTGACTTAGGGACATTATTTGTTTCTTCCCTTTTCCACTACCTTTTGAGTAGTACCAATCAGCGGCGGTCAATTAGATTAACCAATCCTTGAGTCGTTATATACTCTTTTAATACTCATTACTCATCAAAGATGCCTCCCTGATTCAACCTTGCGGGTTTAGAGAACTTTTTTAAAAATCACATTGGGCTTGAGACCCTTTGTGGCCGTGAACCCCTCACGACTATGTAGCCACCTGTCTACAACGACTGACGAACACTTCTTCTTGTATGATTTTAAGTTGTTAAACCAAAATTAACAAAATTTAGTTATCCGAATTTGGAAAGTAGTGGTTCGTCACCTAGCCAAGCCACCTTTTGAGCGACTCGATACTAAACTACTCTCTGTAACATCCCTGCTACCATATTTTTGGACCCCTTCAGAACTAAACCCTTGGTAGAGTTTAATAAAGGATGATAACGACACCACTCGTACTTCACCATACCTTTCGGTTTTAAGATTCCCATCATATTGAATCACGCAATTGTAAAGTCGGATAACGATACTTCTCACAATAACTCTATGGATTATTCTTATTGGTGTTCCCACCTCAACCAAACAACTCGGATTGCTTAGTCATCAAACCACTTTCCCTAAAGTGTTACCCTCAGTACTTAAGGTTCAACGATACTCCACTTGCCTACTCAAGTTCCATTACTGAAACCGCAACTTACCCCAACCAAGGGTTTGTCACTTTATCCCACTTTCATGGTTTATTTTAATCGACCATAGGCGGCCAATATTTTTAAATCAAAGAACTTTTTCTTACTACGAAACCACCTTTGTGATTTCTTTTACAAATATACAATGAATATTTTAAAAAACAAAATAAATCATCAAATATTTTTTATTTTTTTTTATTCAGAAGTTTTTTTCTTCTTTAATTGTTTTTTAGAAGAAACTTTATCATCAGTTTTCTTAGTTTTATAGTCTGGATTTTTGTAAAGTTTATATTCGGTTTTTGGTGCAAATGACCAATAACCACCTTTAACTCTTAAATCCGCTTCGTTATCTTCTACTCTTAAAACTTGACCAATTTCATGACCTTTACTTGCTTTAATTAACTTAATACATTTCATAATTTTAATCTTTAATTGTTTTACAAATATACATAATAAATTTCAAAAAACAAAATTTAATTTGCTGTAGTGGATGGGTTCGAACCACCAAGTGGAGATTCAACTGATAACATGACGCTTGCAAGCTGGTGGTCTACCCCCTAATATTATCAATCTATTTCTTTGTCCACACCCCCGAGACAGGAGGGCACGTTTGCCAATTTCGTCACACTACAATATAACACCCTTTTATCAGCCGAAGCCTCACATAACCTTAGTGTGGAACCACCGGTAGGTGTCATGAATGATTACCAATGAGAATGTAGATTTTCACTAACTCGATTTAGCGGTCTCTATGGTAATTTTTTGATGGATGAAAAACATCTATTTTTCTTGCGGACTTCCATCGGAGACCCATGAGTTAATTGTTTGTGGACCAGATAGGAATCGAACCTACTACCTTCACATTATGAGTGTGCCGCTCTAACCGAGTGAGCTACAAGTCCAAAATTTACGTGATCCCGTTTGGATTCGAACCAAAGACCCACATCTTAGAAGGATGTTGCTCTATCCAACTGAGCTACGGAACCAAGTTAATGTAATGTCTGTACGGTTTGTTTCAAATCAGCACCTTTGTACGTGCTTCAAAAGTTTCCATTTCATACATAGCGTCCGTTCCGTCACTCATTTCTGAGTCATTACATTTGTACCTGAGGCGGGACTTGAACCCGCACGAGCGTTTCTGCTCAACAGATTTTCATACCACTATAGTTTTCACTACCTCTTTTGAGTTTGTGGTCTGGACTATACCTTCACCATATTATTAAAACTTAGGTGTTCCGTGTCTAGTCTCTACACGTTCCTTTTTTCAAAGGCTTCGCTCGGTATTCCCATATCAAAGGGTTCACCGAATTTACGGAATTCTACTTAGATAATTTCTTATCTAGCACTCATATTTTTTGCCCTATAGTTATCTGTAAATGCGTGACAATTAGGACATAATAATTTTAAATTTTCTATCCTATTATCAAATTTATTTCCATTAACATGATGAAGTTCTAATGGTATCGGATTATTCATCCATTCAACACCATCACAAACCTCACATTTATGTTCTTTAATTTCAAGTTTTAATAATTGATTTTTTAAAACATAACTCGAAATGGGTAATCCACTTGAGTATGTTGAATGTTCAACTAACTTAGATGAAATATCTTTTGATTTTGACCATTTTTTTCCTTTATTCCAAATCATTCCATGAAAATGGGATGTGTCAATTTCAAAGATTTTAATTCTGGTTTTAATATTTTCATAATTACCACCAGCCTCTTTCAATCCTAATTTTTTTAATACTTGTCTTATCGAACCGCATTCACGTACTACGGACTCCAAATTTTCTTTCGTATATTTCATATTAATAAATACTATGAAATATGGTAAACGAAAAAGATTTAAGTCTGTCATGTATACCATTTCATCACTCAGGCATTTTGTTTTTCCAATACATCAAAGAACTATAACTCAAACATAAACAAAAAATGTGATATAAAAAAACCCCGAACAATTTTTTTAGTTTGTTCAGGGAATTAACTTAACTAAAATTTTATTTTATTTTATACGATAATCCAAGTCCTAATGTAAAATCACTACCGACTAAATTACCAATTGTCCATAAATTTATAACAGTACTTGGCCTAAGTGGATTGTACATTATAAGAAAATTTGGTTTATTACCATCAAGTGTTGGCTGTAATCCAAATCCAACAATCGCCTTGTCTTCTTTTAATTGTCTAAGAACACCAAACTTCATGTTATCGGACACATTTCCTGTATTGGTGTTAACACCAGGGGGAATTGAAATTCCGCCATTTGGAGTTTTTATTTCACCGTATGGTAGTCCCGCATAAAACCCCCAACCCTTTTTCATAAATGCACCTGTTATATAACCATCTGATGGACCGCCTTTTCGAGTGGCGGTTATAAACCACTCTTGTCCATTTGCTACGACTTCCACTCCCAAAAGTAACGTTAGCACTAAAAAAATTTTTTTCATTTTTTTGATTTGGACAAGGAATCTTCCGTTGCCCATTTCTCTTTTAATTTTGCAACCTTCTCAATCTTTACAATTTTACCATTCAATTTGGTAATCTCGTCCGTGATTTCTTTGGTTTTGACGGCCCTGCTAGCGTAATTCTCATCTGTTACTTCAACCCATTCAATCTTTCTTTCAAGGGACTTAATCTCTTTTTTTATTTGATTGACTGACTTTCTTTCATCGGAAAGACTTGGGTCGATAGATGATGTTAATGTGTTAAAAAATAACATTAACGATAATGTGATTTTATCTATCATATATTATAAATATTAATAATATGACAAATATACAGAATAAAATGTTGGAAATCAATATCTTAATATAAAAAAAATATTATATATTAAAAATTAACATTGCTATCAGGGTTTAAATGGCTCACAGATAAATCTGGAATCACCACCTACTGGTTTTACAGTATCTTAGTTAATTCTTGCAGAGAGTTAGGGATTCGAACCCCAGATACCTTTCAGTATGCCAGTTTTCAAGACTGGTGCCATCAACCACTCGGCCAACTCTCTAAAATTGATTCTAACTCACCTTAAGTTGCACCATCCGAGTCACTGCTCTGGTTGACAAAGTCCTCGTTGAGTTAGTTTCAAAAAGTTACAGGTTTTTCGTACCATCTATGTACATCATAACAGACATAGTCTGCGGTTACATTTTCGTATTGGGGTAATTATTCCCGACTTATAGTAACTCTACCCTCACCATCCTACATCGCGATTCAGATGGGTCTTTTGGGATTTATAGACAGTGGGGTCACACCACCGTCGTCACCTGTTGAGCCCAAAGTCAGACTCGAACTGACGACCTGCTGATTACAAATCAGCTGCTCTACCAACTGAGCTATTCGGGCTACTATGGAAAACAGAAGATGGGGGTGTGGACATCTGTTTTTATGATTGGCGTTTCTCGCTATTCGCTAGCCCCGTTAAATCCCAATCAACCATTGTTTAACAAAGATAATAAATAATTTCAGATATTCCAAATTATTTTTAAGAACTTTTTTTCATTTTTCTACCCTTATACCAACCTTCTGGTATAACACTACCCTTTTTTAGATTAATACTCTCAATACCATTTGTTATCCAAAATGACCCAAATTGTGGATTTTTCTCTCCATCATACATACCCTGTTTAGATTTACTCATTTTCTTTTTTGTGTCTTCATTATGTGTTTTACCTAACCAATTTGTATTTCCCCTCATTT